AGACTTTTCAGTATCTTCAGGAAATGTTACTTTACAAACAGAAAGAATACAAGATATTGCTGGTGCAATGTTCAGTTCAAATACTGAAACATTAATTACAGCAACTTACCAAGATGTTGACGGCACAATAGATTTAGTTGTAGATAGTAATTTAGCAAACTATGATAACTCATCTTCTGGTTTCATAACAGCTTCATCTACATCAACGTTAACAAATAAAACTTTTGACGCAAACGGTACAGGTAACTCAATTTCAAATATTGAAGTTGCTGATTTAGCGTCTGGTGTTTTAGATACAACTTTTTCAAGTGTATCTGTAAGTGATAACACACTTGCTTCAGCAAAAGCAATTAAGGCTTATGTTGACGCTCAAGTAACTGCTAGTTCATTGGAAATTGCTGGTGATAGTGGTACTGGTTCAATAGATTTAGACACAGAAACTTTTTCAGTTTTAGGTGGTACAGGATTAACAAGTGCAAGTAGTGGAAATGCTATTACACTTAATATAGACAATGGCGGAGTTGATACTACACAACTAGCAGACGCTGCTGTTGAAACAGCTAAAATAGATAACCTTGCTGTAACTACTGCTAAAATAAATGATTTGGCTGTAACTAATGCTAAATTAGCTGCTGACTCAGTTGATGGAACAAAAATTGCTGATGACAGTATAAATTCAGAGCATTATGTAGATGGTTCAATTGATACTCAACACATTGGTGACGACCAAGTTACAACAGCTAAAATTGCTGACTTAAATGTAACTGAAGGTAAAATTGCAAACAATGCTGTTACTGTTGCTAAATTGGCAACTACTTTAGATTTATCATCTAACACAGTAACATTACCAAGTTCATTTGTAACTACAACAGGCACACAAACACTTACAAATAAAACAATAAGTGGTGCTTCAAATACTTTAACTAGTATTGGCAATGCGTCTTTAACTAATTCTACAATTACACTTACAGGTGATAGTGGTACAAATGCTATAGATTTAGGTGATACAATTACAGTTTCAGGAACTGCAAACGAAATAGAAACAAGTGTATCTGGTGATACTTTAACAATTGGTTTACCAGATGATGTTACAATTGGAAATAATTTATCTGTAACAGGTAACACTACAATTACAGGAAACTTAACAGTTAATGGTACTACAACTACAGTTAACTCAACAGCAGTTAATATTCAAAACGCATTTACATTTGAAGGTGCTAGTGCTGACGCATACGAAACAACTTTAACAGTTGTCGATCCTACTGCTGATCGTACAATAAGTTTACCAAACGCTTCTGGTACAATTGTATTAAGAGATACGACAGATACATTAACTAACAAAACTATAAGTGGTGCTTCAAATACTTTAACAAATATTGGAAACAGTTCATTAACAAATAGTAAGATAACAATTTCTGATGGATCAAATACACAAGATTTAGATTTAGGTAATACATTAACTATTACTTCAGGTGAAGGAATTGACGCTGTTGTATCTGCAACAGACACTTTAACAATTTCTGCTGAAGAAGCTACTTCATCTAATAAAGGGGTTGCTTCATTTAACGCTACAGACTTTACAGTAACTTCTGGTGCTGTAACTCTAAACGCTGAAAGAGTACAAGACATTGCTGGTGCAATGTTTAGTAGTAACACAGAAACACTTATTACTGCTACATACCAAGACGCTGATGGAACAATTGATTTAGTTGTTGATAATGATTTATCAAATTACGACAATACTACATCTGCCTTTATAACTGCTTCAAGTTCAGACACTTTAACAAATAAAACATTTGACGCAAATGGAACTGGTAACTCAATTACAAATATTGAAGTTGCAGACTTTGCTGCTGGTGTTTTAGATACCGATTTAGCATCTACATCTGCTTCACATAACACTTTAGTATCTGCTAAAGCTGTTAAAGATTATGTTGACGCTCAAGTAACTGCTAGTGACCTAGACTTTCAAGCAGATACAGGCGGTTCTTTATCTATTGATTTAGATAGTGAAACTTTATCGTTTACAGGTGGAACTGGTATTGATACAGTTGGTTCAGGAAATAATGTAACATTTAATATAGACTCAACTGTTGCGACATTAACAGGAACACAAACTTTAACTAATAAAACTTTAACTTCTCCTGTTATTTCTACAATTTCAAATACAGGAACTGTTACTTTACCAACATCTACAGACACATTAGTTGGTAGAAATACTACTGATACGTTAACAAATAAAACTATTGATACTGCTAACAACACAATTACTGTTGTTGAGGCAGACATATCTGATTTACAATCTTATATACTTGCTGATAGTACTGATACTTTACAAAACAAAACAATTAATTTATCAGATAATACTTTAACAGGTACAACAGCACAATTTAATAGTGCTTTATCAGATGGCTCATTTGCTACATTGGCTGGTACTGAAACATTAACAGGTAAAACAATTAATACTGCAAGTAACACAATTACTGTTGTTGAAGCTGATATTTCAGATTTACAATCGTACATTTTAGCGGACTCTGCTGATACTTTAGAAAACAAAACTATTGCTTTAGGAAGTAATACAATCTCTGGTTCACTTGCTGAATTTAATAGTGCATTATCAGATGGTTCTTTTGCTTCATTAGCAGGAACAGAAACATTAACAAATAAAACTTTAACAAGTCCAGTAATTGCTACAATTACAAATGTAGGAACATTAACACTACCTACGTCAACTGATACACTAGTTGGTAGAGCTACTACTGATACATTAACTAACAAATCTATTAGTTTAACAAATAATACTGTAACAGGTACTCTTGCTGAATTTAATACTGCTGTATCAGACGCTACATTAGTTTCTACAACAGGTACAGAAACACTAACTAATAAAACTATTAATAGTGCAAATAACACAATTACAATTACCGAATCTGATATTTCTGATTTAGGTGCGTATATTACAGCTTCATCTACAGATACTTTAACAAATAAAACTATTAACGCTTCACAATTAGTAGATAGTTCAGTTTCAAATGCTAAATTAGCAAACTCTACAGTATCATATGGTGGTATTCAATTATCATTAGGTGGATCAGACGCAACACCAGCTTTTGATTTATCAGACGCAACAAATTATCCTACAAGTTCACTAGTTGGTACAATCACAAATGCTCAGTTAGCTGGTTCTATCAGTAATGATAAACTTGCAAACTCATCTATAACTGTTACAGATGGAACTACATCAACTGCTACTTCATTAGGTGGAACAATTACATTCTCTGGAACTGCAAACGAAGTAGAAGTATCAGAAAGTTCTGGAACAATAACGGTTGGTTTACCAGATAACGTAACAATAGGAAATAATTTAGTTGTAACAGGTAACTTAACAGTTTCAGGTTCAACAACAACTGTAAATACAGAAACAATTAATCTTGCTGATAACACAATTGTTCTAAACTCAAATGCTACAGGTTCTGCTACAGAAAATGGTGGTATTGAAATAGAACGTGGTGATGATACAAATAAAACATTATTATGGAACGAAACATCAGATAAATGGACTGTTGGTTCTGAAACATTTGTTGCTGGAACATTTGAAGGTGCTTTAACTGGTAACGTAACTGGTAATGTAACTGGAGATGTAACTGGAGATGTAACAGGAAATTTAACTGGTGATGTAACTGGTGATGTAACAGGAAATTTAACTGGTAATGTAACTGGTGATGTAACAGGTAATGCTGACACAGCTACTGCATTAGCGACTGCTAGAACAATTGGTGGCGTATCATTTGATGGCACAGCAAATATTAATTTACCAGGTGTTAATACAACAGGTAACCAAGATACTTCAGGTAACGCTGCAACGGCTACTGCGTTAGAAACTGCTAGAACAATTGCTGGTCAATCATTTGACGGTACTGCTAATATCACAATTGCTTCAACAGATTTATCTAACACGTCAAATATTACTTTAAATGACGCAACACAAACTTTAACTAATAAAACTTTAACTAGTCCAGTAATTGCTACAATTTCAAATACAGGTACTTTGACATTACCAACAAGTACAGGTACAGTAGCACTTACAAGTGATATTCCTACAAATAATAATCAGTTAACAAATGGTGCAAGTTATATAACTGCTTCTAGTACAGACACATTAACTAATAAATCTGGTAACATATCACAATGGACAAATGATGCTGGTTACTTAACTTCGTTTACAGAAACAAACGACTTAACAGCTTCAGTAACTTGGGCAAATGTACCTGACGCAAATATAACTGAAAGTTCAGTAACGCAACACCAGGCAGCATTAAGTGTTACAGAATCACAAATTAGTGATTTACAGTCTTACATTACGGCTACAAGTACAGATACATTAACAAATAAAACAATTGACGCTTCTAGTAATACAATATCAAATATTGGAGACAGTCAATTAACAACAGGTATTGACGCTGCTAAGATTTCATCTGGATCAGTAAGTAATACTGAATTTGATTATTTAGATGGTGTTACATCAAGTATTCAAACACAAATAGACAACAGAGCAACAAAAGGTTTTGCTATTGCTATGGCAATTGCATTATAAATATATAAATAAGAGAGAGAAAACATGGCACAAAATTTTAGAAGATACACAGCAAGAAACGTTGGAACTTCAGCTACAACAGTATTTACAGCTGACAGTTATGACACAATAATCGGTATAGGATGCGCTAATATTACAACGGCTGAAATAAAAGTTGACGTTATATTAAATGACGCTGATTCTTCAAATGACGTGTACCTTGTTAAAGGTGCACCAATTCAAAGTGGTGGTGCTTTACAAGTAATAGATGGTGGGGCTAAATACGTAGTAAAAAGTGGAGACGTTTTAAAAGTCGTTTCTAATACTGCTAGTTCACTTGATGTTATTGTAAGTACAGTAGATGATATTTCAACATAAGGAAATTAAATGGCTTATATAGGAAACAACATAGATAGTAGTAAAGTCAGATTTGCTGAAATGAAGGCTACTTCTTTAGACAAATCAGCAGTACAAACAATTTATTTGAGTGGTGGTGAAGCTGGGGTTAATAATTCACCAGTAGATGCTTTTGGGATTTCTTTAGAACAAGTAATAACGGATTGTGAAAATCCAGGTTTCGATATTATTGATATGGGAACAATTGTTGCGGCAGTTGGAATAGTTGATTTTGGTTATATTTAAAAATTAAAAACAAAGGTAGTTAAACAACTTATTATTATAAATAATACAAGTTAGTTTGTTAAAAAAGGGAGAGAGCAACAATGCCAACAATTTTACAATTAAGAAGAGGTACTACTGCTGAAAACGATGCCTATACAGGTTCAGTCGGTGAATTAACAGTAGATACTACATTAAATAAACTTCGTTTACACGATGGATCTACTGCAGGTGGTGACACTATTGGAGATGGATCAGGAAATATTCAAATCGGTGTAACAGGAAATAACGAAATAGATACATCATCAGGAAATCTTACTATAGATTCAGCTGGTGGTACAGTTACAGTTGATGATAACTTAACAGTATCAGGTAACTTAACAGTATCAGGAACAACTACTACTGTAAACTCAACTACTATTGATGTACAAAATGCTTTAGTATTTGAAGGTAGTACAAGTGACGATAACGAATTAACTTTAACAGCAGGTGACCCTACTGCTGATAGAACAATTACTCTTCCAGACGCTACTGACACATTAGTTGGTAAAGCAACAACAGATACTTTAACAAACAAAACTTTAACAAGTGCTGTATTAAATACAAGTGTTTCAGGTACTGCTATATTAGATGAAGACAATATGGCATCTGACTCTGCTACACAACTTGCAACTCAACAATCTATTAAGGCATATGTTGACTCACAAGTTACAGCTCAAGATTTAGATGTTGCTGGTGATACTGGTACAGCTGCTATTGATTTAGATAGTGAAACATTTACAGTTGCTGGTGGAACTGGTATTAGTACTTCAGGTGCTACAAACACATTAACAATAAATTTAGATGACACAGCTGTTTCTGCTGGTGCTTATGGTTCTTCAACTGCAATTCCAACATTTACAGTTGACGCTCAAGGACGATTAACTGCTGCTGGTACAGCTGCCATATCTTCAAATATGTCAATTGCTGGTGATAGTGGTACAGACACAATCACAGTTGGTACAGATACTTTCACAATTGCTGGTGGTGCTGGATTAACATCAACTGCTACAACAGATACAATTACTTTAAACATTGATAGTACTGTTGCAACATTAACTGGTTCTCAAACACTTACAAACAAAACAATCAATAGTGCTTCAAACACAATTACAATTACTGAATCTAATATATCAGATTTAGGTTCTTATATTACAGCTAGTTCTACTGAAACATTAACTAATAAAACTATTGATAGTGCTTCAAACACTTTAACATTAGATTTATCTGAAGGTACTTTAACTGGTACAACAGCACAATTTAATAGTGCATTAAGTGATGGTTCATTTGCTACATTGGCTGGTACTGAAACATTAACTAATAAAACTTTAACTAGTCCAACAATCACAGGTACAGGTGCTATCGCTGGTACATTTACTGGTGATGTTACAGGTAATGCCGATACGGCAACTGCATTAGAAACTGCTAGAACAATTGCTGGTCAATCGTTTGATGGTAGCGCTAATATAACAATTGCTTCAACAGATTTATCAAACACAAGTGATGTTGTATTATTAACATCAACTCAAACGTTAACAAACAAAACTTTAACCAGTCCTACAATCACAGGTACAGGTGCAATCGCAGGAACATTTACTGGTAATATTACTGGTGACGTTACAGGTAATGCTGACACAGCAACTACACTTGCAACTGCTAGATCAATTGCTGGTCAATCATTTGATGGTAGTGCTAATATTACAATTGCTGCTACAGATTTATCCGACACAGATCAAAGTTTATCTACTACAGATAATGTAACGTTTAATGATTTAACCGTTTCTGGTAATTTAACAGTAAGTGGTACTACAACATCAGTAAATACAGAAACTATAAATCTTGCTGATAACACTATTACTTTAAATAGTAATGAAGCAGGCACACCATCACAAGACGGTGGTATAGAGATTGAACGAGGAACATCTACAAATAAAACTTTAGTTTGGAACGAAACAGATGATAAATGGACTGTTGGTTCAGAAACATTTGTAGCAGGAACATTTGAAGGTGCCTTAACAGGTAATGTTACAGGTAACGTAACAGGTGATGTTACAGGTAATGCCGATACGGCAACTGCATTAGAAACTGCTAGAACAATTGCTGGTCAATCGTTTGATGGTTCAGCAAATATAACTATCGCTTCAACAGATTTATCTAATACGTCAAATATAACTTTAAATGACGCAACACAAACCTTAACTAATAAAACATTAACGTCACCTACAATTACAGGTACGGGTACGATTGCTGGTACATTCACAGGTAATATTACTGGAGATGTAACAGGTAACGCTGACACAGCAACAACATTAGCAACGGCTAGAACAATCGCTGGTCAGTCATTTGATGGTAGTGCAGACATAACTATTGCTTCAACTGATTTATCAGATACAGCTGATATTGCGTTACTGACTGCTACACAGACTTTGACAAACAAAACAATTGCTGCTGGATCAAACACGATTTCAGGCCTTACATCTTCACACTTTGCTAGTGCTGTTACATTAGTAATTAATGATTCAACTGGATCTGCTGTTAAGACAATTGTTGGTTCTGCAAGTTAATAATCAATTAATCTAAACCGATTTTTAGACACACCATAATTGCGTCTTTGCAACGCCTAATAATCGTATAAATAGTATAAAAGGATTAGTATGGCCAACCCAGCAACAAGAGAAGAATTAAAACAGTACGCTTTAAGAACATTAGGCAAGCCTGTCATTGAGATAAATGTAGATGACGATCAGGCTGAAGATAGAATAGATGAAGCGTTACAATATTTTGCTCAATATCATTATGATGGCGTTGAAAGAACATACCTTAAATATCAAGTAACTCAAGCAGACGTAGATAGAATTAAATCACCTACAGGTGATACTGCGTCAAGTGTTACTAAAAATTCAGTTACTACTGCATGGACTGAACAAAATAATTTCATAGTAGTACCAGAAGCTGTATTAGCAGTTACAAGAATATTCCCTCTATCAAATAGAGGTAATCAAAATATGTTTGATGTACGATATCAAATGAGATTAAATGATCTATATGATTTTTCATCTACTTCAATTATTCATTATGAAATGGTAATGAAACATTTAGATTTTTTAGACCACATATTAGTAGGTGAAAAACCTATTAGATTTAATCAATACAATAACAAATTATTTGTAGATATGGATTGGAAAACAGATATATCAGTAGGTGAGTATCTTGTTATTGAATGTTTTAGAAAATTAGACCCTACGGTTATGACAGACGTTTATAACGACATATACTTAAAAAGATATGTTACTGCATTACTTAAAAGACAATGGGGTGCGAATCTATCAAAATTTAATGGTGTTACTATGATTGGTGGTGTAACACTAAATGGTCAACAAATATTTTCAGAAGCTTTAGAAGATATAAGAAAATTAGAAGAAGAAATAAGAGGCACATACGAAACGCCTGTAACGTATATGATAGGATAAAACCATGCCAGTTAATCATTATTTTCAAGGTGGCAATGGTATAGGAAATGACTCTGAAAAAAGATTACACGAAGATTTAATCATAGAAGGTCTAAAAATTTACGGCCACGATTGTTACTATTTACCAAGAACACTTGTTAACCACGATTTAGTTTTAGGAGAAGATGTCCTATCTAAATTTGATCAATCATATATGTTAGAAATGTATATTGAAACAACTGAAGGATTTGCAGGTGAACAAGAATTAGTATCTAAATTTGGTTTAGAAATTAGAGAAGATACAACATTTATGATTTCTAAACGTAGATGGCAAAATCAAGTTGATAGTACAGCTACATTAATCAAAACAGGAAGACCAAACGAAGGTGATTTAGTTTATGTACCTTTAATGAACAGTTTTTTTGAAATACAGTTTGTTGAAGACCAAGAGCCATTTTTTCAATTAGGCAATTTGCCAGTTTATAAATTAAAAACAACTAGATTTGAATATAGTTCAGAAAAATTAAACACTGGTGTGCCAGAAATTGACGTTGCTGAAGATAGATTATCTATAGACCAATTACAACATCAATTAACATTAGAAGATGGTGGTGGTATCATGTTAGAGGATTCTGATACTACATTAAACACTATAAACTTCTTATTGACAGAAACACACGAAGATAAAAATCTTGCAACACAAACTAGAGATTATGCTGATAACGCCACGTACAATGCTGACGCTGGGTTTGATACTGCTAGTACAGGTGATGACATATTAGACTTTACAGAAAGAAACCCTTTCGGAGAGGTTGATGAAACATAATGTTTGGAAAACAATTTTACCACGAATCATTAAGAAAAATTGTTGTATCATTTGGTACAATATTCAATAACATTATCATTGTAAGAAAAGATGGTGATGGTGGTACAATACAAAGATTAAAAGTACCTCTTGCATATTCGCCTAAAGAAAAGTTTTTAACAAGATTAGAACAACAACCTAATTTAGATCAAAGAGAAATGGCAATGTCATTACCTCGTATGGGTTTTGAAATTGCTGGTTTGTCTTATGACTCATCTCGTAAGTTACAAAGAGTTGGTAAGTTTAAAAATGTAAATACTTCAGACGCAACTAAACAATATTATCAATACAATCCTGTACCTTACAATTTGTCATTTAACTTATATTCATTTACAGCAACTGCTGAAGATGGTCTATGTATTATAGAACAAATACTACCATACTTTCAACCAGACTATACAGTTACAGTAAATGCAATACCAAGTATGGGTATAAAAAGAGATGTACCGATAACACTAAATAGTGTTGATTATCAGGATACATATGATGGTTCATTTACACAAAGAAGAGCTGTAAACTATACATTAAACTTTACAGCAAAAACTTATCTATATGGCCCTATATATTCTAGTAAAGTTATTAAAACTGCTCAAACAGATTTATATAACGACACAGGCACTAGTGCAGAAAAAGAAGAAAGAATTGTTGTAGTTCCTAATCCGACAACTGCTGACGCTGATGATGATTTTGGATTTACAACAACTATAACGAATTATTAATTATGACTATAGATGAAAAAATAAACGAAGCTCTTGGTATCTCTAACGAGAAAATACTAACTAAAGCTGTTGTCAAAAAAGAATATACACCTCCTGTACCTAGGTTAGAAGATAAAAATAAAGAAGATGTGGACAATGATTACAAGTATAGTAGAGAAAACTATTACAATCTTATAGAACGAGGCCAAGACGCAATTCAAGGCATACTTGATATTGCAAACGAAAGTCAACACCCTAGAGCATACGAAGTTGCAGGTAACTTAATTAAACAAGTTGCTGACACAGTTGATAAGTTACAAGACTTGCAAGGTAAATTAAAAAATCTAAAAGACGTTCCAAATAAAACATCTACAAATATTAAACAAGCATTATTTGTTGGTTCTTCAGCAGAGTTACATAAAATGTTAAAGAATAAAAATAAAGATATTGAAAGTGAAGAAGACAAAGATTTTAAAAAGGTAAATCCTAATGACTGAAGCATATCTAGGTAACCCTAACCTATATAAAGCAAATCTACAACAAAGTTACACCGAAGATCAAGTAAGAGAGATTGCAAAGTGCATGGATGATCCTATACACTTTATAAAAACATATACTAGAATTGTAAATATTGATGAAGGTCTAGTACCTTTTAATATGTATGGTTTTCAGGAAAAAATGGTTAAGACATTCCATGAAAATCGTTTTTCTATTTGTAAACTACCAAGACAGTCAGGTAAGTCAACAACAATTATTGCATATCTATTACATCAAGTTATATTTAACGATAATATAAATGTGGCCATACTTGCCAACAAAAGTTCTACTGCTAGAGATTTATTAGGTAGACTTCAACTTGCATATGAAAACTTACCTAAATGGTTACAACAAGGTGTCTTAAACTGGAACAAAGGTTCACTTGAATTAGAAAACGGTTCAAAGATACTTGCAGCTGCAACATCAAGTTCCGCTATTCGAGGTGGTTCATTTAATATCATATTCCTTGATGAGTTTGCTTTCATACCTAATAACATATCTGAGCAATTTTTTAGTTCAGTATATCCTACAATTTCTTCTGGTAAATCTTCTAAAGTTATGATTGTATCTACACCACATGGTATGAATATGTTTTATAAACTGTGGAATGACGCAATACATGGAAGAAACGATTATAAACCTATTGAAGTACATTGGTCAGAGGTACCTGGCAGAGATGATAAGTGGAAAGAAGAAACAATTAGAAACACAAGTGAGGCACAATTTGCTACAGAGTTTGAGTGTGAGTTTGTAGGTTCAGTAGATACATTAATCAATCCATCTAAATTACGAAACTTATCACACAATACACCACTAGTATCTAACGAAGGTTTAGATATGTACGAAAGAGCAGAAAAAGGTAAAGATTATGTTATGACAGTTGACGTAGCACGTGGTACTGTAAGAGATTATTCTGCCTTTACTGTATTTGATGTAACACAAATGCCATATAAGTTGGTTGCAAAATTTAGAGATAACGAAATTAAACCTATATTATTTCCTCATACTATTGAGAAAGTCGCAAGAGCATATAACAATGCTCATATATGTGTTGAAGTAAATGATCTAGGACATCAAATAGCAGACGCTTTACAGTTTGAATTAGAATACACAAACTTATTAATGTGTATGATGAAAGGTAGAGCAGGTCAGATATTAGGTGGTGGTTTCAGTAAAAGAGGTACGCAATTAGGTGTACGTATGACCAAACAAGTAAAACGTATAGGTTGTTCTAACTTAAAATCATTGTTAGAAGGCGACAAGATATTGATAAATGATTTTCATACAATACAAGAGTTATCAACATTTGTAAGAAGAGGATCAGGTTGGCAAGCAGAGGAAGGTTCTAATGACGATTTAGTTATGTGTTGCGTTATATTTGCATGGATAACAAATCAAAGATATTTCAAAGAAATGACAGACCAAGATGTACGTGCTAGAATGTATGAAGAACAACAAAACGCAATAGAACAAGATATGGCACCCTTTGGTTTCATGGACAATGGTATGGAAGAAGAATATCAACAAGATGATAGTGGCGAAGTATGGCGGCCAGTTACCGTACGAAAAGGTGAGATATTATAAATATAAACGAGATTAATGATACCTATTAGCTAATAAGAGGAGAACAAACATATGGCATTTCAAGTTTCACCAGGTGTTCTCGTACAAGAGAGGGATTTAACAAACGTAATCCCAGCAGTGGCAACTACGATCGGTGCCGTTGCAGGACAATTCAATCAAGGACCTATGGACGAAGTTACGTCTATTAGTTCGGAGAAAGAATTAGTAGAAACGTTTGGTAAACCTGACTCTACAAACTTTGAATTTTGGTTTAGTGCTGCAAGTTTCTTGCAATACTCATCAAGTTTAAGGGTAGTACGAGCTGCAAACACTTCAAGTGTTAACGCTGTTGTATCTGGATCAGCATTAAGAATTAAGAACACAGATCATTATCAAAACGGTGACGGAAGTACAGGACCTTATAACGATGGTTCGGCTAACGTTGGCGAATGGGCTGCAAGAACAGCAGGCGCATGGGGTAATAACTTAAAAGTTTCAGTATGTCCGAGTGCAACGGCATATGAAACAGTAAATAAAACAACAACAAATGACGCTTCAACAGCAGTTGGAGATACAACTATCGTATTAACTTCAGGAACTGATTTTAATGTAGGTGATATTGTAAACTTCGGCGAGTCAGGTGGACATGAATATAGAGTTACAGATGTTTCAACAGACACTTTAACTTTTGTAAGACATCCATCAGGCACAGGCGGACTACACACAGCTGTTGCAAACGGTTCACAAGTAAGAAGAAGATGGCAATACTACGATCTAGTAGATAAAGCGCCAGGAACATCAACATACGCTTCTAATAGAAGTGGTGTAAATGACGAAATGCACATAGTAGTCGTTGATGAAGACGGTGGTATTACAGGTACTGCTGGTGAAGTTTTAGAAGTTTATGATTCAGTATCAAAAGGATCAGACGCTAAAACAGCACAAGGCGATACTAACTACTACGTTGACGTACTTTACAACCAATCAGAATACATCTATTGGATGGATCACGTTGCGACAGGAACAAATTGGGGTAGTGCAGTTGCAGGAATAACATTTACTGCTCTGTCAGCACCTTTTACTAGATCACTTATAGATGGTGCAGATGGTTCAACAGTAAGTACTGCTGAATTAAAAGCTGCTTACGAAAAATACAATGACGCTGATACTGTAGATGTTAACTTAATCATCGCTGGTAAAGGTGACGCTACACACATTGATAACTTAATTACAATCGCTGAAAACAGAAAAGACGCAATAGTATTTGTTTCTCCTGAAAGAACGGATGTAGTTAATGTTTCAAATAGTACTACTCAAACAACTAACGTAAAAAGTTTCTTTGACAGTATTAGATCATCATCATACGTTGTATTTGATAGTGGTTACAAATATACATACGACAAATATAATGACGTATTCAGATATGTTCCTTTAAATGGTGACATTGCTGGATTAGCTGCAAGAACAGACTTAATCGCAGACTCATGGTTCTCACCTGCTGGTTTCAACAGAGGAGTAATTAGAGGTGCAGTTAAACTTGCTTACAATCCAACACAAGGACAAAGAGATGAATTGTACAGAGCGAGAGTAAACCCAGTTGTAACATTACCAGGACAAGGTACTTTATTGTTTGGTGATAAAACTGGATTATCAACGCCGAGTGCTTTTGATAGAATAAACGTAAGAAGATTGTTTATTACTTTGGAGAAGGCAATATCAACAGCTTCTAAATTTCAACTATTTGAATTTAATGACGAGTTTACAAGAGCTCAATTTAGAAACATAGTTGAACCATTCCTAAGAGATGTACAAGGTAGAAGGGGTGTTACAGACTTTAGAGTAGTTTGTGATTCTTCTAATAACACTGCTAATGTCATTGATAGTAATGAGTTTAGAGCTGATATATTTGTTAAACCAAATAGATCAATCAACTTTATACAACTACAATTCGTTGCGACACGATCAGGCGCCGCATTTGAAGAAGTGGTAGGAGGATAAACACATGCCAAATATAAATGACTTTAAAGCTAAGTTAAGAGGCGGTGGAGCTCGTGCCAATCAGTTTAGAGTAACAATGCCTTTTCCTGGTTTTGCTGCTGTAGGTGGTGAAACAGAAACTATGAGTTTCTTAACTACATCTACATCTTTACCAGGAATGACTGTAACGGAAGTTGCAATACCATTTAGAGGTAGGGAGTTATATGTTGCAGGTGATAGAACATTTGCTACATGGACTACAACTATTCTAAATGATACTAACTTCTTAATACGTAACGCTTACGAAAGATGGTTAAACGGTATCAACAATATGTCAGATAACGAGGGGTTAGTAAATCCTGTTGATTATCAAGTTGACGCATTTGTAGATCAGTTAGACCGAAATGGTAACGTGATTAAATCATACACATTCAGAGGAATGTTTCCAACAACTCTGGATGATATTGCTCTATCGTATAGTGATAACAACTCCGTAGAGAGTTTTACTGCTACACATAGATACCAATACTTTGAAACAAACACTACTACTTAATACCGTTATAAGTATTAATAGTAATAGGAGAAATTAAATTATGGCTGAACTGTTTGGGTTTAAGATAGAGCGTTTAAAAGACGCTACAACCGATCCAAGACAAAATATAGTTCCACCTCAAGCGGAAGACGGTACACAAACCGTCCCCGCTGGTGGGTTTTTTGCGTCTTATGGCGGATTTGATGTAACGGCTAGAAACGAGCTAGACTTAATAAGAAGATATAGAGAAGTATCACTTCATCCCGAGTGTGACCTTGCAATAGAGGATATCATATCTGAAGCAATCGTATCAAATGAAAATCAACAATCTGTACAATTAGATTTAAGTAAAATTGAGTACAGCGAATCTATCAAAAAGAAAATAAGAGAATCATTCCATGAAGTATTAAAGTTATTAAACTTTGATATAAAAGGCCACGACATCTTTAGAAGATGGTACGTAGATGGTAGATTATACTATCATAAAATTATAGACAAAGATAGTCCTAGGCTAGGAATTACAGAATTAAGATATATAGACCCTCGGAAAATCAAAAAGATTAGAGAGGTTAGAAAGCAAAGAACAGATGGTATGCCTTCTTCATTTGCTTTTGAAAACAAATTCCAAGAATATTATATATTCAACGAAAGAGGAATACACCCGACTGCTACATCTAACGCAGGTGGGTTAAGAATAGCACCAGATGCTATTTCGTTTTGTCCGTCTGGTTTAATAGATCAGCAGGCAAATCAAGTTTTATCTTATTTACACAAGGCAATTAAACCTGTCAATCAATTAAGAATGATTGAAGACGCTGTTGTAATATACAGAATTGCTCGTGCACCAGAAAGAAGAATATTCTATATTGATGTAGGTAACTTACCTAAAATTAAGGCTGAACAATATTTAAGAGATGTTATGGCTAGATATAGAAACAAACTTGTATATGACGCAAGTACAGGTGAAATTAAAGACGATAGAAATCAGATGAGTATGTTAGAAGACTTTTGGTTACCTCGTAGAGAAGGTGGGAGAGGAACTGAAATTACTACATTACCTGGTGGTCAAAACTTAGGTGAAATACAAGATATAGAATACTTCCAAAAGAAACTATATCGTTCTCTTAATATACCAATTAGTAGATTAGAAGGTGGTCAAGGATTTAATCTAGGTCGTGCAGCTGAAATTAGTAGAGATGAAGTTAAGTTTACTAAATTTGTAGGCAGACTACGTAAAAAATTCTGTATGCTTTTCCATGATCTATTAAAAACACAATTAATATTAAAAGGTGTTATTGCTCCAGAAGAATGGGACAGTATGCAAGGCGATATTACATATTCTTTCTTACAAGATGGTTACTTTGCTGAATTAAAACACAGCGAAATGATGAGAGAAAGAGTTATGCTCGCTCAACAACTAGAAGGGTATGTTGGTAGATATTTCTCTAATGAGTATATACGAACCAAGATATTAAAACAAAATGAAACAGAAATTGATGAAATTGATAAACAAATTAAAGAAGAAGGTTCTGAAGGACAAGCCGAAGAAGTCCCAGCCATCACGCCTAAAAAAGAAACGAATGGCAGTAAAGAAAAAGAACCAACATTAAAACCAAAAGAAGGAGAAAAAGATGTCGGAAGAAGTAATTAGATATGGTGCTGGTGGCGTTCCTTACGTAAAGAAAACAGAAGCACCTAAGGAAGAAGTTAAAGAAGAAGTAATATCTGAAATTTTAACAAAGAATCCTAACAAAGAAAAAAAATCTGAAACTACTAAAGAAAAAAAGTAATAGGAGATAAATAATATTATGAGTAAAGAAAATTTAAACAAGTTTGTTAATTCACTACAACAAGGTGACGCTAAACAGGCAGGAGATGACTTAAAAAATGCTCTTGCAGATAAAGTTAGTGCAGCCTTAGATGACGCTAAAGTTGATGTGGCAAAGTCAGTATTTACAGGACAACAAGGCGCAGACGCTCCAGAAGCGAATGTGTTTAGTGGTAATGATATAAGTGCTGAAACTCCTGCACCAGAGGTAGCTAGTGATGAAGTGGCTCAGTAATTTTATCAAAGATAATATAACTGAAGGCAACGATTATAAGCGTACTAGACAGTACAACAAACTCACGCCTAAAATGAAGCGTGCTGTAGATATGATATTCAGAGCTGCTGATAAAGACGCAGATGTAATATCTAATTTTGAAAAAAATGTCAATACAGCTGCAAAACAATTTGGTGTAAGTAAACAAGATTTAATGACGTATTTTGATAAAGAAACGTTAACAATTTTAAGGAGATAGAAATGGGAACATTTATAATAAAAGGAACCGCTATTGAAGGTACATTGACTGATAATTCAATCGACAATTCACCTTTTGTAAGAGTAGTTGCTACTGCTGCTACAAATACTATTACAGTAAAAGATGGCAGTACTACTTTAGGTACAACTTTATTACATTCTGCTGGCGATGAAATTACGATAGAAAAACATCCTAAACATACAATTTCATCAAGTGATGATATAAGTGCTACTGCTGTAGGCGTAGGACACTAACATGGCTGATACAGTATCTACACAAACATTAACAGATACGACAGGCGTAAAGTTTGCCGTTAAGATGACTAACTTTTCTGACGGTACAGGTGAAACTTTAGTTAAAAAAGTTGACGCTAGCGAAACAACTTTTATGACTGAAGACGGTAATCGTAAAATATCAAAAATCTTTTATTCAATAAACACTGCTAATCCTAAATCAGCAGTTGAATTGATATGGGATGGTACAGATAATGCAACGGCAGTTTTGTTGTCTGGTCAAGGTTTTTGGGACTTACGTGCCGATGGAAACGAGATTTTAAACAACGCAACAACACCTACAGGTGATGTTTTGCTTTCTACAAAAAACTTTGCAAACGGTGATAATTATACGATTTTAGTGGTTTTCAGATAGCAATTTGTATAAATATTAGAGAGAAATTAGAGATAGATACAAATGAAGTTAATTACCGAAGAAATATCAAACGCAGAATATATCGTAGAAGAAAAAAATGGTAAAAGAAATTATTCCATTAAAGGTATATTCATGCAATCAGACGTTAAGAATAGGAATGGAAGAATCTATCCTAAAGAAATCTTACAAAAAGAAGTTGTAAGATACAATAGAGAGTTCATCAATAAAAGCAGAGCATTCGGCGAACTTGGTCATCCTGATGGCCCGACAGTAAATTTAGAAAGAGTTTCGCATATGATTAAGGCTTTGTATCCAGAAGGCGCAAATTTTATAGGTGAAGCACGAGTTTTAGATACCCCATATGGAAAAATAGTGAAAAGTTTAATTGACGAGGGTGCAAAATTAGGTGTTTCAAGTAGAGGAATGGGTACACTTGCAAATGTAGGTGGTGCCAATGTAGTTAAAGACGATTTTTACCTTGCGACCGCGGCTGATATAGTCGCAGACCCAAGTGCTCCAGACGCTTTCGTAGAAGGCATTATGGAAGGCAAAGAGTGGGTTTGGAATAATGGGATTTTGAAAGAGCAAGAAGTAAACGAATTAAAGTTACAAGTAGAAAGTAAAGAGAGAATGGCAAGAGCAGAAAAGAATGCTCAAGTATTCGAATCTTTTCTTAAAAAACTGTAATTTTATAAATAGTAATTGACTCATTCCGAGAGGATTGGTGCATTTATTTTACAACAACAAGAAAAACTATTGAGGAGATAGAACGATGGCTGACAATACTGTGGCAGATTTGCCAACAAAAAATGCAGCTCCAGCTGAACCAGCAAAGTCGTTACAGGCAACTGTACAACAAGTGATGAATAAAGCAATCACTTCACCGACTGACGCAAAAGTAGATTTCGCACAAGGGGTTAACCACATTACAGGTGACCCACATCAAAAAAGTGCAGGTACAGCGGACGCAATGCCTACTCTCTCTGCTGAAAAAGAGCCTAAAAAAGATATTCAGGCTACTTACGAAGCTGATGAGAAAAAGGACGAAAAAGAAAAAGAAGATATGAAAGAAGCAGAACACTCTAAAGATGATGAGAAGAAAAAAGAAGATGTGAAAGAGGGTGAAATGCCAGCTGGTCTTAAAAAATACCTAGATAAAAAGGATGATAAAGAAGACGAGAAAAAAGAAGAAAAAGAAGACAAGAAAGACGTTAAAGAAGCTGAAGACAAAGAAGACGTTAAAGAATCTGAGTCAAAAGAAGATGAAAAGAAAAAAGAAGAGTCTTATGATGACAAGAAAAAAGACGTTAAAGAAGCAGAAGAAAAAGAAGATGAAAAAGAAGTGAAAAAAGAAATGTCTGCTAAAGATAAAGTAAAAGACATGGATATGAAAGAAGACGTTGCTGCTCTAACTGATGGTGAAGAACTATCGGAAGAGTTTAAACAAAAAGCTTCTACTATATTTGAAGCTGCTGTTAAAGCAAAACTTGTTGAAGAAATAGAAAATTTAGAGAGCGAATACGAAACTAAGGTTAATGAGAAAGTTGAAGAAACTAAATCAGAAATCGTAGAAAAAGTTGACGCTTACCTAAACTATGTTGTCGAGGAGTGGATGAAAGAAAACGAATTGGCAATAGAAAAAGGTTTAAGAGCTGAGATTACTGAAGATTTTATCGGTGGTCTTAAATCTTTATTTGAATCTCACTACATCAATGTTCCACAAGAGAAGTATGATGTGATTGAGGCTCAGACTGCTGAGATAGAGAAGTTAAAAGAAGAAGTTAACCAAACTATTGAGAAAAACGTTGAGTTAAATCAGGCAATCGGTCAACACGTAAGAGCAGATATTATCAATGATGTATCATCTGATCTTGCTGAAACTGAATCTGAAAAACTTAAAGGTTTAGCAGAAAGTATTGAATACAAAGACGCTGACAGTTTTAGAACAAGTATAGAAACATTAAAAAATTCTTACTTCCCTAAAACAAAAGCGAGTGATAACGAATCTAATGAAGTAGCAGAAAACAATGCTGGCTCTATGAATGAGTCAATGGCTGCATATACTGCTGCAATTAGTAAATCAAAGAAAAACCCATACGTAAAGTAAGGGTTAGTTAATTAACTAAAAAGAAGGAGAGATAGAAAAATGTTTTTATCTGAATCAATGCAAAACAAGTGGCAGCCCGTTTTAGACCATCCTGATCTTCCTGAGGTCAAAGATAGTTATAAAAGAGCCGTTACTTCAATGATATTAGAGAACCAAGAAAAGTCGCTTAAAGAAGACGCTGCTTTCTTATCAGAAGCTGCGCCAACTAACGCAACAGGTTCTTCAATACAAAACTGGAATCCTATTTTAATTAGCTTAGTAAGAAGAGCAATGCCTAACCTTATCGCATACGATATCGCTGGTGTTCAACCTATGTCAGGCCCAACTGGTCTGATCTTCGCAATGAGAAGCAGATATGCCTCTCAAAGTGGTGGTGAAGCTCTTTTTGACGAAGCTGATACAGACTTTAGTGGTAGAAATGCTGCTGGATCATCTGTAAATGCTAAAACAGGCCCAGCACAAACTGGTGAAAACCCAGCTGTTCTTAATGACTCAATCGGTACTTCTACTGGTTACACAACTGGTACTGGTATGACTACTGACTATGCTGAAGCACTAGGTGATGCTTCCACTAACGCATTTGCTGAAATGGCATTCTCAATTGAGAAGTCAACGGTAACTGCGAAAAGCAGAGCATTAAAGGCTGAGTACACTATGGAATTAGCACAGGACCTTAAAGCAATTCACGGCTTAGACGCTGAAACTGAATTGTCTAACATATTATCTGCTGAAATCTTAGCTGAGATCAACAGAGAAGTAGTTAGAACAGTTTATAGAACTGCTGAAGTAGGTGCTGCTGATAATGACAACTCACACGCTGCAATTAACACAACAACTGCTGGTATATTTGACCTTGACACAGACTCTAATGGTAGATGGTCTGTTGAAAGATTCAAAGGTCTTATGTTCCAACTAGAGAGAGATGCAAACACAATCGCTCAGAGAACCAGAAGAGGAAAAGGTAACATGATTATCTGTTCTTCAGATGTTGCCTCTGCATTACAAATGGCGGGTGTTTTGGATTACACTCCTGCATTAAACAACAACTTAAACATTGACGATACTGGTAATACTTTTGCTGGTGTATTAAATGGTAAGTACAAAGTTTACATTGACCCATATGCTGCTAACATGGCAAGCAATGCGTCACCTACTAAACAGTACTACGTTGTTGGTTACAAAGGAACTTCTCCATACGACGCTGGTTTATTCTATTGTCCGTATGTACCTCTACAAATGGTTAGAGCAGTAGGTCAGGATAACTTCCAACCGAAAATCGGTTTCAAAACTAGATACGGTATGGTTGCTAATCCATTTGCTGGTGCTTCTGCGTCAGGAAATATTACTGCTGACGGTGTTGGTGCAATCAACGCTAACAGATACTACAGACGTGTTCAAGTTACGAACATCATGTAATATTTGTTGAGAAACAAATTTAAGAAGGGCGCTTCGGCGCCCTTTTTTTTTAGCATAAATAAAAGTAGATTATGTTTTATACTGAAAGAATAACAATTTATAAAGAAATACCCATGTTGAAAAAAACACCATTTAAAGAGCTTCTAGGAATATTAGTAGTAGGTAGTATTATTACGTTATTAGCATTAGGTCTTAATTATTTAAATCCTAAGCCAAATGTATTAGAAGAATTAGAAGAAAAAATTAAAAAAGTAGAACAAAAAGAAATTGTTTTAACTGAACCTGAAAAACAACTAGAAAAACAAGCTACAGAAAAAGAATGGCAAGAAGTAGATAAACAAACAGATAAATAGCTGTATGACAGTAACAAACTCATACACTAGACAACCAACTAAACTGGACTATGCTAGTCCTACACAGTTTAAGTTTTCTATAATCAAGTTACCTAAAGTAGAATATTTTTGTACTACAGCAAATGTGCCTGGTATTACACTAGGTTCATCAGCACAAGCTACACCTTTTAAAGATATACCTATACCTGGTGATAAACTAGATTACGATACATTAAACATACAGTTTTTAGTAGATGAAAATTTAGAAAACTATAGAGAGATACATGGTTGGATGACTGGTCTTGGATTTCCTAAAGATCATTCACAATTTAGATCATTACAGGCTGCAGGATCAGACAGATATCCTACAACAACAAGCGAAACTTACAATAAAGAATTGGGACAAGTTGTAAAACAAACTTCAGATGATGGTGGTTTGTATTCAGACGCTACATTGTTTATATTAACAAGTAAAAACAATTCAAATATAGAAGTACGTTTTAGAGATATTTACCCAATATCATTATCTGGTTTAGATTACAATCAACAAGCAACAGATGTAAATTACTTAACAGCAAGTGTAACGTTTCAATATAAACTTTATGAGTTTGCTAATGTAAGTGGTAGTGACACATTAGAAACAACTACTTAATTATAACATATATAATATTATGACAGTACGTGTAAGACCTAGAGATTTAAAACTTCCCGAATATATGACAAGAGGTGGTCCAGGCGACCTATCAATGCCAGGTAACGTCAACACTACAGAATGGTGGCGACCTGAAAACATGTCAGAGCTTGGCAAAAAGAAAGCTGCTGAAAAAGGATCAATAGTAGAACAAGCAAAAAGTAAAGAAATATTTTGGTGTGGTATACCTTTTACACAATTATATAACGAAATAGATGGTAGATATCAAGCGTGTTGTTTTGCAGAACCTGATAAAGTTAGTACCATAAAAAATACTTCTTTAAAAGATTGGATGCACAAAAGTGCTTATATGAATGTATTGAGAAAAGAAATGACAACACCTATAAAGGAACAAAAAGATCCTTTAAAATGGACTAAAAAACTTTGTACAAGATGTGTTACAGATGAAGAAAAATATGGCAGATCCAGAAGAACAAATTGTTTAAAAATTCACACAAATAATCATTGGTTCTGGGACGACATTGAGCACATAGCAGATAGATTTAGAAAAACAGGTGAATATAAACTTGATAGAAGGGTATTAGAAATACAATTAAAGATATATGGCTCAGAGTGTAATTTAGATTGTTTTATGTGTCTTCATGCTAACTCAACTACAAGAATGAAAGTAGCAGAAAGTGGTGTATGGAACAATGAAATATGGACTGAAGAAAACGCAGGTGTTGGTATACAAGAATCAAACGAATTAAAATCAAAATATAAATTAGTAGGTAAAAAACTAAAGAAAGTATTAGAAGATAATACTCCAGGTTCTATAGAACAAATATTAGAATTAGCACCTTACACACGTAGTATAAAAATTATAGGTGGTGAACCACTTATTATGAAAAGACAATATGAGATGTTACAGGCCTTAATAGATAGTGGCGATTCAAAAGAAATTATTATAAAATTTCAAACAAACATGACAAAAATGGCAAGAGGTAAACATAATATGTTTAAGTATATACCCCATTTTAAACTTGTAACTATGGTTGGTTCTGTAGATGGTGTAGGTAAAACTATTGAGTATATGAGAAGAAGAACAGATTGGCCTGAACTAGTTGACAATATAGAAAAAATCAAAAAATATCCTAATGCAGTTGTAGATTTCAATGGTCTAGTTTCTTTTTTAAGTGTTATGAGATTTTATGAAGTTATAGATTGGTGCAAAGACAATCCTGTTATAGATCAAATCAATTGGGCTATGTTAGAAAACCCAAAACATTTTGCAGTACATAATTTACCTAAAAAAATAAAAGATGATTTAATAATAAAATATTCAAAGTTTCCCGATATTGTAGCTGCATTAGAAAAGAAACCTGATTCAGATGTAAATATACAAGATACATTTCAATACTTGTTGCAACAAGACAGGTACTATGTAGGCACTAAATGGGAATCACATTTGTTTGATGTATTTCCTGAACTAGAAGAATTTTACGACCCTAACTATAAGTCACCAAACGAGTTAGATAGAAGGATGCAAACGGAATTAAAAAAAGGTATTGATAAGGCATATGAAATCCCAGACTTATTAACTTAATATATACTATAACAATATAATGGAGATATTATGACATTTGACGAACTACAGGCACTCGCCGATGAAGACCTAAAAATAAATGATACTGAACTTGATTTAGAATCATTAAAAACACCACAACTACACAACAAGTATATGAAGTTTCATAATCAATATACTAATCTATTGAAGAAGGCTGAGCAAGACTTGGCAAGATTAACAAGAGAAAAATGGGAATACTATACAGGCAAGGCAGACCCTAGTGTGTATCAAGTAAAACCTTTTAATTTAAAAATATTAAAACAAGATGTTGACAAATATCTTAAATCAGATGATGAACTTATTAAGTTAGATCAAAAAGTAACTTATATACAAAGTGTTGTTGACTACCTAGATAGAACAGTTAAGATTATTTCTAATCGTGGTTTTCAAATAAAGAACGCTATAGACTGGCGTAAGTTTACATCTGGCGTAATCTAAAATGCAAAACATCATAGTTGACAAGGTCAATGACGTGTACCTACGTATTGACGCAGACGCAAGCATCCGTAGAGAGTTATCAGATTATTTCTCGTTTGAAGTACCTGGTTACAAGTTTACACCTCAATTTCGTAATAGAGTTTGGGATGGTAAAATACGGTTATACTCGTATGCTACAGGTCAATTATATGTTGGATTATATCCTTATCTAAAAGACTGGTGTAAGAAGAAAGATGTACATATAGTCGAATCTAGTGAAATCCTTGCACATAGCAACGTCACAGCCGCCGATATAGACGGCTTAATCAAGTCTTACGATCTGTCTATCACTCCGAGGGACTATCAAATTAAGGCTTTTAAGTTTGCATTAGAATATGAAAGAGGTCTAGTTTTATCTCCGACTGCCTCTGGTAAATCACTTATTATATACATGCTTGTCAGGCACTATATGAATATGATAAACAACAATATTCTAATCATTGTGCCAACAACATCATTAGTAGAACAATTATACAAAGATTTTAAAGACTATGGTTTTGATGTAGAAACAAATGTCAGTAGAAAATATCATGGTTATGATATAGATGAAGATAAACGTATAGTAGTATCAACATGGCAATCACTATACAAAATGCCTAAACAATTTTTTGAAGACTATGGTGCAGTTATAGGTGACGAGGCACACTTATTTAAGGCTGTATCATTGACAAAGATAATGACTAAACTAACAGATTGTAAATATAGAATAGGTCTTACAGGTACGTTAGATGATAGTAAAACACACAAGTTAGTATTGACAGGTCTATTTGGTATGGTCAACAAGGTTGTATCTACTTCAGAATTGATTGAAAGAAAACAACTTGCAAATCTAAAAATAAAATGTCTGAACTTAAAGTATCCTGAAACAGAAGCTAAAAAAGTATATGGTGTAAAATACTTTGAAGAACTAGAATACTTAACTCAAAATAATGCTCGTAATAAATACATACGAAATCTAACCTTAGCACTTAATGGTAATACATTGTGTCTATTTCAACTTGTTGAAAAACACGGAGAGATTTTATATAAATTAATTAAAGAAAAAGTAGACCCAAAGCGAAAAGTGTTTTTCGTTTATGGGGGAACTGAAACAAATGATAGAGAAAAAATCAGAGCCATTACAGAAAAGTCGGATAACGCAATTATTATCGCTTCTTTCGGCACCTTTAGCACTGGTATCAATATTCGTAATTTACACAATATTGTTTTTAGTAGCCCTAGTAAATCACCTATAAGAATATTACAATCTATAGGACGTGGGCTTCGTGTCGGCGATAAGAAACAGTCTGCTACAGTCTATGATATTTCAGACGACCTTACATACAAAGATAAAAAGAACTTCACATTAACACACTTTCAGGAAAGAGTTAACATCTATAATAGAGAAGGCTTTGACTATGAAATACACAGCGTGGATTTAAAATGATTTCAGACGAAGACTTTAAGTTTTTATTACAAGAAAGCAATGGCTGTAAAAAGGCATTAGAGATAGGTACAGGTACGGGCAAAAGTTCCGCAGCTTTAAAACTAAATTGTGAGGTGTACTCCATTGACAGAAACGATATATTTGAATATAATATAGATATAAACAGATTTATATGTGAAAGCAAAGATTATTGGAATGACTATCTACATTATGACTTTGATTTTGTTTTCATTGATGGCTCTATAGGTAAAGGTGATTGTGAAGAAATACTTAAACGTACAAAGGACTCTTTTAAAATTGTATTCCATGATTACATACCAGGTGAAAAAGATAAGAATACAAACAAAGGTTATTATAATATGAAGGCTTTTAAACAATGTGCTATAGAACAATACGATATAATTCAACATACTGGCGGCTCTCATTGTGCCATACTAACGCTTAAGAAAGATAAATAGTTATATGATTAATCGTACTGAAGATAAACAGGTTAAGATAATCAGACTGGTTTCTGGAGAGGAAATCTGTTAAGTTTCCTTTACATAAAAATCAACTACCTGAAAACTCTAAACTATTAAGGTTACAAGAACCTATGCTAATCAAATACGTACCTCGTATTACTGAACAAGGTATATCTGATTATATTGCACTAGTAAAATGGGTTGGTTTTACAGATGAGAAAATAGTTACTATTCCTGTTGATAAAATTATTACAATATGCAATGCCACACCAGCATTTACTAAAAGATATAGTGATCTTTCACACTCACTAGAACACGCAAAACAGGCCTTACCAGGATTTATTGAAAGAGAAATGTCGGAAGAGGAGTTAGATAACGCCGCTTCCAATTATGAGAATGATATAACAAAAGATGATATAAAAGAAGTCGCTGACTTACTTAAAATGCCTTCAAAGAAGTTGCACTAGAGGGTAGCTAGGTATTCTCGGTAACAACCCACATGGGTATTATAACAACAGAATTAGATTATGTCAAGCACCAATGAAGATTAGATTTTACAAAAGACTAGATGGCATGAGATGGCTGGGTTTCATACTCGCTATGATAGGTGCCTACATACTCTCAAATGCAGACCCTAACACACAATGGGTGGGTTGGGCAATTGCTACAGTATCCTGTACAATATGGATATACATGGGCATAAAAGATAAAGATATACCTAGAGCATTAATGGAACTTATGTATTTACTGCTTGCTTTAAGAGCAATATATAACTGGATGATGTGATAGGTCCTTGACAATAACAAAGAATGTGATATAATTAAACTATGACTAAAACTAGAAAAAGATCAGCACATTATGTAGATAACAAAAAGTTTCTACAGGCGATGATAGAGTATAAGGATAAGTGTGATAAGGCAGAAAAAAGAAAAAGAAAAGCACCACCTGTCACTAATTACATAGGTGAATGTTTTTTAAAGATTGCGAATCACTTATCTTACAGACCTAATTTTATTAACTATACATTTAGAGATGATATGATTTCTGATGGTATAGAAAACTGTTTACAATATCTTAAAAACTTTAATCCTGCAAAGTCTAATAATCCTTTTGCTTACTTTACGCAAATAATATATTATGCTTTTATTAGAAGAATACAGAAAGAGAAAAAACAAACTAACATTAAATATAAAATGATAGAACAAGGAGGTATAGATGAATTTTCTGTACTACCTGGTGATACAAACAACGATTACAAAAACCAGTTTTTAGAATTTTTAAGAAAGAATAAACCATCAACTGAAGAACCACAAAAGAACGAAATTAAAATAAAGAAAAGAAAAAAAAGAACCTATACAAGTGTTTTAGACGTATAATGAAGATCGCACTATTGAATGATACACACTTCGGTGTTCGTAATGACAGCGAAGCGTTTAGAAAATATCAGCTTAGATTTTATAATGAAATCTTTTTTCCATACCTAAAAGAAAACAATATTAATACATTGGTACATTTAGGTGATGTTGTAGATAGAAGAAAGTTTATTAACTTTCAAACTGCTTCTATTTTTAGAGAACAATTTTGGGATAGATTATATAAAGAAAAGATTGATACACATATCATTATAGGTAACCACGATACCTATTTTAAAAATACAAACAACGTAAATGCTATAGAAAATCTATACTCATCATTTGATAAAGTACACGAACCATTTATCTATACTAAATCAACTGTTGTAGAGTTTGATGGTACACCTATATTATTTGTACCTTGGATTTGTGATGACAACTACGATCACTCTATGGAAACGTTAAGAACAGCAAAAGCAGAAATTGTAATGGGCCATTTAGAAGTCAAAGGTGTAGAAATGCAAAATGGCGTAATCAATGAACACGGTTTATCAAAATCAGATTTTAGTAGATATGATAGAGTAATATCAGGACACTTTCATAAACATACAGATGATGGTCAGATACACTACAATGGTGCTCAATATGAGATGACATGGTCAGATTACCAAGACCCTAAAGGTTTTCATATCTTTGATACAGAAACAAGAGAAATAGAAAGAGTTATTAACCCTCTAACTATACACAAAAAGATAATATATGATGATAAAAAACATGACTATAAAAATTTTGACATACAACCATACAACGAACACTTTATTAAATTAATCGTTTTACAGAAAACAGATAACGAGCTATTTGACAAATTTGTAGAAAGGTTGTATAATGAGATAAGTGTACATGATTTAAATATTGTAGAGGATTATTCTGATATTAAAGCTAGCGTAAGAGAAGACATATTAGAAATGGGCGAAGATACAGTTACATTCCTAAATAATTATGTAGATCAATTAGAAACAGATATAAACAAAACAAAGTTAAAGGAATACTTAAAGTCAATTTACATAGAAGCTAACGACAACAACGTATGATATATTTTAAAAAATTAAGATGGCGTAACTTTCTATCTACAGGTAATCAATTTATAGAAGTAGATTTAAGAAAGGCACCATCAACATTAATTATTGGTATGAACGGTGCAGGTAAATCAACTTTACTTGACGCATTATGTTTTGCTTTGTTTAATCGTGCCTTTAGAGATATAAAGAAAGAACAACTTGTAAATACTATCAATCAAAATGATTGTGAAATAGAAGTAGAATTTGAAACAAGCAACAAACAATACAAAGTAGTAAGAGGTATTAAACCTAATAAGTTTGAAGTTTATTGTAATGACGTATTGTTAAACCAAGACGCTTCTAATTTAGATTATCAAAATGCTTTAGAACAAACCATTTTAAAATGTAACTATCGTGCTTTCTGCCAGGTGGTCATCCTTGGATCAACATCATACGAACCATTTATGCACTTACGAGCAAGATATAGACGAGAGGTTGTAGAAGAAATATTAGACATAAGAGTATTCTCACATATGGATTTATTGTTAAGACAGAAACAAGGTGAGTTAAGTAAGGCTGTTATTGATGTAAAACATAGATATGATTTGATGACAGAAAAATACGAATTACAAAAGGCTCATTTTGAACAAATACAAAATAGAGATAATACAGATATAGAAGACCGTAGAAAACAACTAAAAGAAAACGAGCAAAGTAATTATGAATATAATCAAAAGTTACAAACACTAAACGAAAAAATTATATCCACAAAAGCAGAGATATGGGGTAGTGAAAAAGTACTTAAAAAAGAAAAAGAATTAGATAAGTTAGAAACAAAGATAGAACATAATTTAGAAACACATAAAAAAGATGTTAGTTTTTTTGAAACAAATGACAACTGTCCTACGTGTACACAACCTATCAATGAAAGATTCAAACAAACAAAAATTTACGAAGGTAGAAAAAAGATTAGCGAACTAGAAGACGGATTGCAGAAACTAACGGCCGAGATGGGGAAAACACAAGAACAAATTAAACAATACAAAGCAGTAGAAAAAAGATTAAATGATTTAGATATATCTGTTGCAAAAGTAAATACATCCATTTCAGAAATCAATAGACACTCAAATAGATTAGATACAGAAATTGCTAAATTTGAAAATGCTGATACTAATACAAACGTTATACAAAAAGAATTAGAACAAATAAAAGAAGACTTAAAATTAGTAAACGTAGAAAAACAAAAGGCTGTAGAAGAAAAAAAATATATTGATATTGCTAGAGAAATATTAAATGACACAGGTGTTAAGGCAAACATTATTAAGAAGTATCTGCCAATAATGAATAATTTAATTAATAAGTACTTACAATCTATGGACTTCTTTGTTAACTTTGAACTAGATGAAGAATTTAACGAAACAATAAAAAGTAGATATAGAGATACGTTTAATTATAATAGTTTTAGTGAAGGTGAGAAATTAAGAATAGACCTTGCGTTATTATTTACATGGCGTACAATTGCTAAAATGAAAAATAGTACAAATACAAATCTATTAATACTAGATGAAATATTTGATAGTAGTTTAGATGGTCAAGGTACCGAAGACTTCTTTAAAATACTTAAAACATTAACAAATGAAAATACATTTATTATATCTCACAAAGGCGATATACTATTTGATAAATTTACAAATATAATTAAGTTTGAAAAATACAAAAACTTTACAAGGATAGCAGCATGATATACACATTGTTACCACCAACAGCACCAGAGGTACTATCATCAATAGCACCGTTTGATATAGACACATTTAAAAAACAAGAAAAGATAAGTGTTACAGAATTTTGTAACAACATGTTTGAAACAATGAAAAACTATGGTGGTATAGGTCTATCAGCAAATCAAGTAGGCAAACCATATCGTATGTTTGTAATGGGTGATAATTTAAATATAAACAAAGGTCAGAAATGGGTATGTATCAATCCTGAAATTACAGACATGAGTAAAGAAACGATTAGATACAAAGAAGGTTGTTTAACTTTTCCTTTCTTATTTTTAGATATAGAAAGACCACAAAAAATAAAAGTTAAATACTTAAATGAACAACTAGAAACAGTAGAAGAACATTTTGATGGCATTGTAAGTAGATGTTATCAACACGAATTAGACCATATGCAAGGAACAGTATTTACAGAATTAGTTAGTAAATTAAAATTAAATATGGCTCTAAAAAAGAGAGATAAAGAAATAAAAAGGGTTACAAAGTTATGGAAAGAAAAATCTTAAAACAATTAGACCTACCTGAATATACACAACCACTTAATAGTGTTATAGAGTTTTTAGATAACTTAACGTATTCAGCAGTAAAAACAAAATACAACGCAAAAGGTAATTGGGATGCTGTATCAATCAGAGGATATAGTGACGATATAGGTAACATTTTAAAACCAGGTGTTCTAAAATCAGATGTAAAACCAGCAGAATTAAGATGGACTAAACTATATGAAGAACCTTTTTTATTACCTTTAAAAGAAATACTATCACATATACCAGCAGAGTTTGAACGTGTAAGAATTATGCGATTAAAAGCAGGTACAGATATTAAGAAACATACAGATAAGGTAGATAAAGAAATTAAAGCAGGTAAAATTGTTAGATTACATGTACCATTAAGAACAAACGAACATGTACATTTTTACCTATGGGAAGGCAAGAAACAAAATCATTATAATTTAGATGTTGGTAAATACTACTATGTAGATGTATCTAAAGCACATGCCGTACAAAATAAAGCAATTTTTGATAGACTACATTTAGTAGTAGATTGTTATAATAATCCTAGATTAGAAAACTTACTAAAACAAGGAGATGAAGTAGAAGATGATATTTGCAGTCCCATCGGATTTTGATAAAGTAAAATCTATATTCTATAGTCACAAAAAGTGGTTTCCTCATGTACGTACAGACTACATGAAGCGTATGATCGCTAATAAAAAACTAATTTTAGAAGACGGCATACTTATAACATTTCATCATTGTAAAAGAAAACAAAAGATAGGTGATGTACAATTAACAGTAGGCGATACTGTATTACACCAGATTGCGTCAGATACGCCTGGCTCTGGTAATGCTCAATCAATTCTCAATAACTTCTTTGAATACTGCCCAAAAGACGTATTTTTATCAGTAAGAGCTGACAACTTGACAGCCAACAAGTTTTATGTTAAAATGAATATGAAATTAATCGGGACAACAAGTTGGGCAAAAGGCACAATCCCTGGTAACGTATATGTCAAACGCAAAAGAAGTAATTAAAGACTGGAAAGAAAACAAAGGATTCCCATACTATCCTGAAGATAGAAAATGGCGTGATGATGAGTTTAATAAACTTACGTCATTTAATAGAGATACCTTATTAGATACAAAGAATAAAATCATAGGTCAATCAACACATGGTTTAACACTTGCATGGTCGTATATGCACCACGCATGGTCAATCAAATGTGGTAAGATGAAGACACCTATGGAGATATGGGAAGATGAAGAACATTTAGAAAAAGGTATTAACAAGATACTTACAGGTACTTTCTTCACAAAACGAGAAGCACACAAAATTACAGATTCAGATATGAGAGCTATGTTAAGAAGATATAGTGGTACTCAAATGGTTTCTAATTTCAGACCTACAGCAGCCGCAACTTTATATGATATATTTGTAGAAAAAGATAGTCCACTAGAGGGTACAGAAGCAGGTACAGTTTGGGATCCTAGTATGGGTTATGGTGGTCGTTTAATGGGTGCAATTGCAGCTGGGGTAAATTACATAGGCACAGACCCTTGTGTTCCTACATACGCAGGTTTAGAAAAGATAAGAGATGATTATGGACACTCTCACAAAAAATATACATTATTAAAACAAGGATCAGAAACGTTTGTACCTGATATGAATAGTTTAGATTTTGTATTTACATCACCACCTTATTTAGGACATGAACAATATGGTGATGAAGAAGAACAATCATTTAATAAATTCCCACAACAAGATCAATGGCGTGATGGTTTCTTATTGCAAACTATTAAGAACGCATACACAGGTTTAAAACCAGGTAAATATGCAGGTTTCAATGTTGCAAATGTAAAATCATATAAGACCTTTGAAGAAGATACCTACGATTGTATGGTTGAGGCAGGTTTTGAAGATATACAAGTTTGGTGGTTATCTTTATCAACTCAACAAGGTACGAAGATACAATCTACACTAGAAGGCACAGAATCAGAAAAGAAACAATCACAGAATTATATAGGACGATTCGCAAGACCAGACATTCCAGGTAGAAAATACGAGCCAATCTTCATAGGACGTAAGTAAATTCCAAATTGTTCTCGTTTTGTTCTCATTTATACCACGTATTTACTAGGTTTTTAACGCTTGACTTTTAAAGCGTTTTAGTATAGCATAAGTGTATATTATGACAAAAAACACTATGAAAAATAAATCGCAACTTGCAAAGTTGCTTGCTACTGAAAATATTGAAGTACAAGAAAACCAAGTACAAACTGCTTCGTTTGATGTAGTCAATAGAATATTAACAATCCCTATTTTTAAAGAAGAACAAAAAAGTAAACATGTTTATGACATGTTAGTAGGACACGAAGTATCCCATGCTTTATATACACCATCTGATTCATGGAAAGAGATGTCAAAAAGAACTAAAGAATTTAAGTCATTTGTTAACGTTATTGAAGACGCTAGAATTGACAAGTTAATACAAAAGAAATATCCTGGTCTTGTTGATGACTACTTAAAAGGTTTTGATAAGATGTACAAGGATAACTTCTTTGGCACTAAAGGTAAAGATATTATGACTTATGCGTTGATTGATAAAATCAACCTATACTATAAGTCTTCAAAAAGATTAGATTTTAAATTTACTAACAAAGAAAAAATATTAGTTGACGCTGTTGATAAATGTAAAAGTTTTGATGACGTGTGTAAACTTGCTGAAGATATACTTGGTTATTGTAAAGATGAATTAAAGAAGAAACCTGAATTACAAAAAGTTTACAAACAAGATCCATCAGGTAAAAAAGGTGATGAGTCAGAAACCGATAGTAATGATTCAGATAAAACTACAGACGAAAAATTAGATGAATGGTTAGATAAAAAATCAGAGTCAGATGACGCTGATGAGAAGGCAAAGAAAAAAGAATCAAATCAAACTGGTGGTAACGGTGCTGGGTTACCTGACAATACACCTACAGAATTGAGAGCATTAACTGCTGACAATTATGAAAATTCAGTTAAGGGTATTACAGACGAATCTGCTCATACTAGATGTTATGCTGAACTACCTAAAGTTGATCTTAAAAAATTAATTATTCCTTATAACAAGTTTATTAGAGATATTATGGTTTACGATAAACAACATCATAATACAGAATATGATAAACAACAAATCAATAAGGCAAAAGTTAGAACTCAAAAATTTATTAAAGAGTCTTCTAATGTTGTTAATTTTTTAGTTAAAGAATTTGAGATGAAAAAAAATGCTAAGTTATATGCTCGTGCTTCACAGGATAAAACAGGTATTATTGATCCTCTAAAATTACATAGTTACAAATATGCTGAAGATATATTTAAAAAGATTACAACTGTGCCTAATCAAAAAAATCACGGTATGATTTTATTACTTGATTGGTCTGGTTCAATGCAAAAACATATTCTACCTACCGTAGAACAATTATTGAACTTAACTTTATTCTGTAAAAAGATTAATATACCTTTTTCAGTTTATGCGTTTATGAATAATCATAGAGAAACCAAAGATGACTATACTAAATCTGGTTTTTCTGTAACTAATAAAACTATTCAACCAGACGCTTCTACAAAACTTGTACAATTGTTTTCACATAAACAATCAAAAGTTGATTATATGAGATGTGCTACTATATTACATAGGGCTGCAATGTACTTTGGTGACTACGGTGGATGGAGAAGAAATTATAATGAAGATGAATCAGTACCTTCTATTTCAGGTGACTACTACCTATCATCTACACCTCTTAATGAATCACTTGTGGGTATGGATCACATAATTAAAAAGTTTAAAAAAGATTACAATACTGATAAATTATCACTTGTTACTTTAACAGATGGTGCTTCTAATTCAATGAATAGACTAGGTCAAGGTGACTTATACTTAAAACTAAACGGCAAATATCAAATGGCTGGTAGTTACTATATGGATAAAAAAGATTTTACAAGTGTTATGTTAAGATACTTAAAAAAGAAATACGATTTACAAACTATCGGTTTCTATCTAGTTTCAAAATATAGAGAACTACAATACCAATTGAGAGTACCTTACAATAAAGAGATATTGGCTAGAAAAATGTTTACTAAAGATAAATTTATCGCTGATTATGATACTGCTTATGATGTTTACTTTTATGTTAACTCTGGCACTAGAGTTGCTAACCAAGTATTCGAATCAGATTCAACTGATAAGAGAACTTTAAAAAAGATGTTTATGTCGGGAATGAAAAAACGAATCAATTCCAGAGTATTATTACAAAACTTTATCAAAAGGATCGCATAAATAAAGGGTTTTTTTCGCTTGACTTTTACCCCAAAAAATGATAGCATATATGTATAACTTAAATATGAAAGGACTTATATTATGATTGAGTTAAATAAAACACAAAAAACTGTATTGAAAGTATTAAAAGATACTTACAATAAAGATACGGTGACTAGGGCAGAGATTAATGCTCTTGTTAAAAAGAAGGTTATCAAAAATCCTTCTTGGTTGAAATCAGACAAGTACAAAGTTGACAGAGGAGTTTATACTCTTAATGTTGACTCTATGGATGATACAACCACAGTTGATACAACTGATACTAAAATTTCCAATGATACAAAGGCTGCTTACATTGTGTCTTCATTGACCGACAATGTTGTACCTGCTAAGGATACAGACTTTGTTAACTTTGGTAATTACGCTGATATTAAAAATATCGTAAAATCTAAAAAGTTTTATCCTGCGTTTATTACAGGACTTTCTGGTAATGGTAAGACACTTGCTGTTACACAGGCATGTGCTGAATCAAAACGTGAAATGATTAGATGTAATATTACGATTGAAACCGATGAGGACGATTTACTTGGTGGTTACAGACTAAAAGATGGTCAGACCGTATGGCAAAATGGTCCTGTTATTGAGGCGATGGAGAGAGGCGCTGTTCTTTTACTTGATGAGATTGACCTTGCAAGTAATAAGATTATGTGTTTACAACCTATCCTTGAAGGTTCGGGTGTTTATGTTAAAAAGATAAACAAGTTTGTTAAACCTAAACTTGGCTTTAATGTGATTGCAACTGCTAACACTAAAGGTCAAGGTAGTGATGACGGTAAGTTTATCGGTACTAATGTTCTTAACGAGGCATTCCTTGAAAGATTTCCAGTTACATTTGAACAACAATATCCTTCTGCCAAAGTAGAAGAAAAAATTGTTGCTCAGAAACTTGTAAGTGCTGGCAAAAAAGATGACAAGTTTGCTCATAATCTAGTTACTTGGGCTGACGTTATAAGAAAAACTTATAATGATGGCGGCGTTGATGAGATTATAAGTACCAGAAGACTTGTCCATATTGCAGAAGCATATGGTATCTTTAAAAATAAAATGAAGGCAATCGCTGTTTGTACTAATAGATTTGATGATGATACTAAAACATCATTTGTTGATCTATATTCAAAAGTAGATAGTGGTGCTTCAGTAGACCAAATTCTTGCTGATAAGAAGGCAGCCGAAGAGGCAGAGATATTATCAGAAAAGAAATCCGATGATAGTGAGGAAGATAGTGAAGATGACTTTTCTGTCTAAATCTATCCATAGTGTAAGTCCGCTTGTGGGGGTTGTGCCCCACAAGTTAACTTTAAACAAGGAAAGTAATGACAAATTTTAAAGATAATAGTGGTTTAGAAGAATACAAACCAAAAATGTCACAAGAAGAACGTGATGAAAAAATGAAAAAGTTTTTAGCAAAGGGTGGAAAAATTGAAAAATTAAAACCAGGATACCCTATTAGTGTAGGTAGTTTAGATAAAAGTAAAAAACCAAGATACACAAAAGAAGATGTTTCTAAAGGACTTGCTGTTGGTAAAACAGCTAGACCT